AGAATCTCAAGTGAAGATCCTGATGGAATTGTTACGTCTTTCACTAAAAAAGATGTTCCGTTTGCAGCGTTATTAGCTACAGCTCTGTTTGCTGTATCACTTACAAGTTCTACTTCGCATGTAACTGCACTAGAATGTATATTTGTAAGTATTAAACCAAGAACTACTGTAGTTGTGCTTCCTGCACAAGTATACATCTTATAAGCAGTACCTGCTGAAGCTGGCTCTGCTGCAAATGTAACTACTTTAAATGTATTCGCCATTTGTTATTCTCCCTGTTATTTATATTATACTGTTGTTTGTTAAAAAAGTCAATGTTTATTATCCTAGTGCAATTGCTAGTGCAGTTGGATCAGCTATGTTTGCATTAACTAAAGTTATTACTCTTGATAAAGCTGATTTTCTATTTGTCCCACCAGCACCATCATCTACTACAATTAAATCAGCTGTTGTTAAATCTGCTCCAATATCTGTTCCACCATCAATATCTAATGTACCTAACCCAACAGTATTACTAGCTGCTGTAAGTGTTTTATTTGTTAAAGTATCTGTTGATATAAGAGACATTAAAGTTGAGTTACCACTCGCTGGTAGTAATAAAGTATTAGTTACACTGGCAGAGTGAGGTTGTGCAATAACTTTTTGTCCATGTGAATTACTTTCACAGTTAAATACTATAGCACCAGAGTTTGTATTACCTCTTACAACAACTGTTCCAGTTCCATTAGGAGCTAAATCAATAGTTGCATTTGAAGTAGTAATAATATCTGCACCATTCATATCAAGATTACCACCTAATTGAGGTGAAGTATCTTCTACAACATTAGCTAAATCTCCACTTGAACCAGTTCCAGCAATAACAGCACTTCTTGTAATTTTTTTAAGTCCACCACCTGAAGCGTCTACTGCTAGTAAAAGATCACCACTAGCTGCTGTTGATATTTCTGATAACGAACTAACTGCTACTGAATTAAAATTTGTACCATCTGCAACTAATAAATTACCTGCAGTATTTGTGCCCATAGTAATATCATCACCCGATACTGTAAGATCTCCAGTTACAATTAAATTTTGTGAAGCTGTTACATTACCACTTGAATCAATAGCTAAAGCATCTGCATCAGATGTGTGACCTATGTTAGTTCCATTAATAATTATACTATCAACTGTTAAAGTTGTAAGTGTACCAACCGATGTAAGATTAGGCATTGCTGTAATTTCATCGTCAAAGTACGCAGCTAAATCTGTAACTGCAACTTGTACCATTGTACCATTATCGTTTAATACAACTCTGTCTGCATCTGCAACTGTTGTAGAGGTAGCTGATGTTCCACCATCAACAATATTTAATTCTGCAGCTGTAGAATCTACCGCAGCTAATTTAGTTAAATCTGCTGCAACTAGTCCAGTTACTCCATCTAAAATATTTATTTCTGCTGCAGTTGCTGTAACTGCGGTGCTTCCTAATGTAAGGCCGCTATCAGGTATAACAACACCACTACCAGACAAAGCTGTAAAAGTATTTGCTGTAAATCTAAAATCATCTGCGCCTGCTATTTTAATATCTATCTGATCATCTGTATCTGCTGTTAAACTTGTGTCACCATCTGCATCTAAAACTAATTCTCTTCCTTCAATGTCAAGTCCTCCACTAAATCCAGCGTCAACAATATTAGTTCCGTCTGAATATAATAATTTTGTAGTTTTTTCTGATACTCCAAAAGTAACACCTGATCCCGATACAGTTTTAACCTGCACTGTAAATGCACCTGATGTACCATTTGTTATAATGTAAACTTTTTCTATTGAATTTGGAATTGTTACAATTTGATTTCCTGTAATCGAACCTGTTAATTTTATAACAGCATTTTGAGCCACTGATGTAGCAGCACCATCTGTAATTGTTAATGTTGTAGTAGCAGCTCCACCTGCAATTGATTGCTCTACATAACCAGCGATTGCTGTGTTAACAATGTTTAAATTAGTATTAGTTTTATCTCCCCAAGTACCGGCGTTCTCGCCAGTTGCCATTATTTCTAAACCAAGATCTGTAAATGTTGATGCCATAATTTAATTCCTAAGGTGTTGGTGAGTTCACAGGTATTCTGATTGTTCCATCAGCGTAGTCGTCTCTTTTTCTACTACCTAGTTGCTCTCCTCCAAATCTCTCTACTTCCATTTTATATTTTTGTTCGTACAGTTGTAACATATCTGCTGGACCTTTTAAATAACCATATGCTTCTACCAAGACGGCGTATAATAAACCATTTGGAAAGTTGAGGCTAATAAAATTTGTTGTAGTTGATGCGCTTAAACCTGTAGGTCTAGCGTTGTAATGAATTTTGTATACGTATGTTGTATTAGGTATTGGAGATAATAAAGCTCCTCCTGAAGTAGTGTTTGTAACACCAGTTGCACCACCCTTCATAGCATAGTATTTTGGTCTAGCAGTAGAAGCTGGATTGTTATATTCTTCTAAAAATGTTTCATCTTTTTTTTCTAACCAGATTGGATTAGTTAAAGATGATGTTGCATCTGCAACTTGGATTCCTCTAATAACTAATGCACCTGCTGGAGCATTTACAAAAGCTTGATTAGCTACCATATTATCTGTAGCTGCTAATCTATTGGCATCAATAGGTACATCTCTCATAATTCTAGTTTCAGCATTATCAATAAACTGATCTGTAATCGTACTTGTTAATACAGTTGTACCAACTTCAGTATAATTATGAATTGCTGTCGTTAATGTTGCGTAAGTAAATCCTGCCATATTATGCTGTTATAGTTGCTGGACCAGCCGAACAACTATTGCCTCCTCCTGATATACTACCTGTTGTAGCAGTGTTTGTATCTACAGTAAAGTGATAGAAATCTGTTGTGTTTGTAATATTTCCGCTTGAATCTCTTTTACCGACTGTGATAGAATATCCTGCAGCTTTTGCAATATTTGCTCCTGTTATTCCATCAAAACCTTTAGGGTTTTCAAAACCATCTGGATCAGATGAAGTATGAATTGGTCCTCTAAATCTTACAGTATTACCTGTTGACCTACTATGAGATTTTTCAAATACATTTATAATTCCTGATGAAGCTGCAATTGTTTGAAAAGGATTGGGACTTAAAATTCTTGCTACTTCGGTTTCAGCTCTATCAGGTCTAGCATTAGATAAACCAATACCTTCTCCTGTATTTGAACTAATATTTAATTGAGGATGTTTTTCTTCAAATTCAGATATATGCACAAAATGACCATTCCATTCTTGAACCATTTCATTATATGGAAACTCCATTCCTGATCTATCCGATATTGCTTTTGCGTATTTTCCTCTTGCTAATGTCATTAATTATCCTGGGTAATAAATTTTTGGTGCTATATGAGTGCTACTAGGAGAACCATCTTCGGACAATGCTCTAGATAATTCATCTTCATAATATAATTTCATTTGTTGTACTAATTGTGGACTAAATTTTTGAGCTAAATAAAAAGCTAATCCAGATACCATACAAGGTACGAATCTAAATGGCACATCTGTTGCATCTGTGTAAGTTCCATCTACGTCTTGTATTCTTTTTATAAAATTAAAATTTATTGCTTTAGATGCATTAGTGGAATCTGGAGTTGGATAAATTGTCATTGTAGTTTTATCTATAAATCTTTGAACAAAATATTGTGAAGGTGTTCCTTTAGATAATTTATTTGAAAGTGATGAATAAGTTGATCTGTCTATTTTTGTTAAAGCAGAATCTGCTTGGTCTGTTGCAGTTCTATCACTTCTTAAAGTTGCTTCAAGAACATCTGCTACACCAAAAGTATTAACAGGAACAGTTGTTGCACTTGTACCATCGCCACTTGATCTAAAAAAAACATACTCGGCTTGACCTTCAATTAAATTAATATTAGCATCCGCTACTTCCCAGTAGTGCAAACCTCTATTACCCCATTCTTGAAACATTATATTTAAAGAACGTCTTGCTGTTTTTAATTGATATCCAGAAGTTACTTGTGAACCTATACGTTCGTAAGCCTCTGCAATAATTTCGTCTACTGCAAAAGTTTTGTCAAAAGTAACTGTGCCTGAAGT